CGCACACCTGGCCAAGACTGTCGAAACCAGTGAACAAACTCTCGCTGTTCTTCGTGTTCTGTTTTCATTTGTCGTCCTCAAATTTTTTAAAATGGCAGCTCCCAAACCCACTCCGCGCATTGATCAATTGATTCTGCAAAATCTTCAGGAACCTTTTCTTCGAACTTTGTGCAGAAGCTGTGATCTGCATAGTTATCGCACGTGTAACAGCACTTCGGAGGCCCAGCTTTAACTAGATCACGCCACTTCGTCACGACCTCTGGCTCTTTTTGTCTACTCATTGCCAACTCCTTTTAATAACTTTGTGAAAGTTTCCATTCATTCGATATTCGATGCTGCTTGGATGCTTACTATTGCTCATTTGCGTTGCTAGATATTCCAAACTTTCTTCGCCGACTTCCATCCGCGAGGCTTCGGCAAGATTGGCTCCCGATGATGTTGCGATCGTCAAAAGTTTCCGCATAGCTATGTCTCCAGCATCTCCTTCGTGCATTACTGCAAAATATTCTGTGATGGGTTTATCAGAAAGAACTCCGTAATATGTGCATGACAGCATTGCTTTTCCGGATGCTCTACTAAATCGCTTGCGCCATGTCCAGGAAGTGACATCAAATCTGATGCCTTCCAATCCCATGATGTCATCATTGCGCAGTTCCAGCTTCTTGCGCTCTGGTTCTGGGAATTTGTGCCCGCAAGCCGGGCAAGTATCAACAGCAATTGCGCAAAGCTCGCCACAGTTGTCGCAGACCTTGACTGGTGCCTCGCCATTGCCCTCTCCGGCCTTCTTTGGCGGCTGTACTGCGGTTATCGGCCCATGCGTTGCCACCACTCCAGCAAAGTCAAGCACTACGCAATGATCCGTATGGCTCTTGACCCGCATGCCTCGACCTGCCATTTGGACGTAAAGACTGGGGCTCATCGTTGGCCGGAGCATAGCGATCAGATCAATATCTGGGTAATCAAATCCTGTGGTCAACACATTGGCATTTGTAAGCGCACGCACACGGCCAGCCTTGAAGTCGGCCAGCAAGCGCTCGCGCTCCTTCTTCGGAGTTTCACCCGTCACGCACTCAGCGGTCACGCCTTGCTGACGTAGGACTTCGGCTACATGCTGTGCGTGCTTGACGCCTGTACAAAACACCAGCCAGGCCTTGCGGTCACCGGCCAGATTGATGACCTCGCGCACCACCTTCTGGTTGTTGTCGTCGGTGTCGACGGCGGCCTGCAATTCGGACTCAATGAACTCTCCTCCTCGCTTGTGAACGCCAGATGTGTCCAGCTTGGCCTTGGTGACCTTGCTGCGCAGCGTGGCCAGGTAACCTTTGAAGACCAGCTCCTCGATGCTGACCGGCTCAATCAGATCGTCAAATAGCGCAGGCTTTTCAGTTATCAGCCCGTGACCTAACCGATACGGCGTTGCCGTCAGTCCGATTACACTCAGAGCAGGATTTATGGCCTTCAGGTCGGCCAGGAACTGGCGATACCCGCCTTCGTCCTTGTGGTTGACCAGGTGACACTCATCGATAATTACCAAATCGATATGCCCAATCAGCTCCGACTTGCTGCGCACAGACTGAATGCCTGCAAATGTAATTGGCTCACCTAGTTGTTTTTTGCCGATGCTTGAGCTGTAAATTCCCAGTGGAGCGCCTGGCCAGTGCTGGCGCATCTTCTCTGCATTCTGCTCAATCAACTCCTTGACATGTGTCAGCATCAGCACACGGGTTTCGGGCCAGTTCTGCAAAGCATCTTTGCACAGAGCGGCCACAATGTGCGACTTGCCTGCTCCAGTCGGGAGAACTAAGCACGGATTCCCAGCATTTCCAGCTTCAAACCATGAATAAAGCTGTTCAATTGTTCGCTTTTGATAGTCTCTTAGCATCATGAAAATACTCGCTTAAAATTATTTATTGGTGTTTGCAAGAATTTCTCTGCTTGTATAGACGTTCGGCGTATTCCCATCTCCATTTGCTACTTTGCAGCCTTCGATCAAATAAACTGCCGTCCACTCATCCGGGCCTTCTTTTAACTCCCAAGGCACCAGGTCGGGATGCAAAACGTGGCTTTCGCATCCTGTCCGCTGGAACTCCACCGGAATTTCATCAGCTTCGTGTCTCTCGCAGCGCCAAGTGCTGTCCACATTTGCCGTGCTGTGCGCGCAGGTGCGGCAGTTGACGTGCTTGGTGGTCTTGGTCTCGTGGCAGAACTCGTGCGCATCGCACATTTTGCACTGGTACCAACTGGGGTCAGTACTAAGCGGCGGCGGCATTCTATCTTCAAGCGCTAGTCGATGACCTCGATCAATATATCGCTGTGCAATATCTTTCTCATATCGCACTACTTCTGTGTATATTCTGTCATCGTCTTTGCAAACAGCGACATACAACGCTTGATCTATCTTTGTTCCGTGCATATATATTTGCATCTGAACAAAATGATCTGGCTTTGATTTATTTACACCATTTTTTTCTAAGTCATTAAAAGACTTTAGATTGTGGGTCTTGAACTCAGCAATATGTCGATTTTTCGGAGATTCTGGAACACCAGATTCAATAATTGCGTCTATGCTGCCGGACACATGCGCTCCAAAGTCCACGCGCGCCTGCTGCCGGCTGGTGCGCACATCCATGCCAATGGCGCGCAGGTCCGACACAATAGTGGCCTCCTCCATCTGGCCACGCCTGAACAGGCGCAGGATGCGGCCAGGGAACTGGGGCTGGACGGCCCAGCGAAAAGACAACCAGATCCATCTGTCGCAGGGATGGCCAATCATCGAGGCACCAATATGCGGCCTTGGGTGATCTTTTTGATTCTCGTGATGCCTGTCGATAAGTTCTTGAATTGATGTCATATAACGTGACTCCATGTGTCATATTGAAGAATCTTTTCAATCGTTCGAACGTGAACGCCATATTCCTTGGCAAGCGCCAAATTGCTCAAGTTGTCTCGAATGTAGGCGCGTAGTTTCTCGCGCTGCTTAGCTGCTGACCTGATGCTTTCAACTTCAACGTCAAGCAGCTTGGCTTGGGGCAACTCTTTGCCACGCTTTGCAAATTCTCTTGCGCGAGAAAGATACTCTCCACGTTCAAGCGTCTTTGCATTTCGTGAAGCCCTTCCAAAACTCTGGGAATACTTTGTCTTAGCCATTGTTGCTATTAATGATTTATTTAATATGCTCAACAATATTAAAGATGACTTAAACATCTTTTTATGTTATTATTCGATAGGAATCTTCATCAAATTCTCCCTTTAGCCCGGCACTCGCAAAAGCGCCGGGCATTTTTTTTGGCTAACCAACTTTTTTGGTGGGCCAAGGGGGGACTTTTTTGGGTTCAGCTTTTTGTGCTGACGATTCAAAATTCGGAAAACTCGAACCGTCGCTATCGCTTCTTGTAATTGCTTTGAATCCCTTCACATCGTTGCTGGCCTCGTATGTCTTGCCGGTCTTCTCATCGGTGCGCGCAGGGCGCACCTCAAGCTTGACTTGGAGGCTGGCACCAATGAGCTGGTCGGTATCCTGCACCCTTGCCAGCCCGATGGCGCGCATGACCTCGCCAAGCTGCTGGCGGCCGATCTCTTCGGCCCTAGCGCTGGCATTTTTGATGTTTAGGTTGCCGAACACCACGCGGCCTGCGTGTGAAGGCCCGGTGATGTCGTAGCGCATCTTGATGTACTGGCCATCGCCAGCGGCGGTGCTCTTCAGCTCGGCCTGCGTGATGTTGGCCGTGTACCAGCCAGGAGGCAGCGGATCGTAGTTGCCACCGTTGCCCTGAGGCAGTTGATCGGCTGAGAATGATTGCCCTAGAAATGCCATTTTTAATTCTCCTTGGTGATAATTTCAATAGAAAAAGAAGGACGGCCCGGCTTTGCCGTTATTGCTGCCGCAAGTGGCCTAGTGATAGACTCATCTGACGCATTCCACGCTGCCATGTTGATTTCAGGCTTCCAGCGGAACAGCGTGCCAAGATGGTCTGTCAGCCCGTGCTCGGCGGCCAGCTCCTGCACTTTTTCAGAATCGACTTTTCGATCAATTCTTGAGACAATCTTTACAGCATGTAAAGATGTCTTCATTTTTTGTGTTTCATCTTTTTGAGATGAAAAACTAGACAGATTTATAATTTCATCTTCAATCCTTCTTCTTTTCTCAGTTGCTTTTTTCTCACTATCTTTTGCCTCCAGCCACTCGGCGGCAAGTTGGTCAATCGACTTGGTCATGATCAATTCCCTCCTCCAATCTTTGCGATGATGGCTCCAAGATCAGGAGCCTCCCAAGCGTCCAGCTTCCCGCTGCGGTCTTTGGCCAGCCAGAGGCCGTCCGAGTCGCACATCAGGGCACGCTTGGTCACGCCTTCGGCATCACGCTCAACACGCAGCGCAAGCACCTCGTCGAATAAGTATGGCAGCGCCTGGCCGGTCTTGTTACCGGGCATCGATGGCGCATACAGCACTCGGCCCATCTCGTCTTGGTTCTTCTCCAACTTGGCGCTCATGTAGACGTGCCGGCCAGGCAGGTCGCGGAATGCGCGGATGATGTCGGCCATCTGCTCCTGCATTGCACCGTACGCTTGGCGTGGGTCTTTGGTGGCCTTCTTCTCTGCATTGAGAACCACCTCAGCGACCTCGCTGATCGAATCGATCGCAATCGATTCGAACTGACTTGCCTCCTGAGACTGAGTCAGCCATTTGTAGGCCTCCCACAGCGTCTCCATGTCGACTATTTCAATGAAGGGCAGGTCTGCGTCCTGAATGGACAGCAGGCCACCCTCTGCTGACAAGATGATTGGACTGGGAAGGGTCCTAATCAATGATGTTTTCCCAGCCCCCGACTGCCCGTACACGAGCATCTTTACCCCAGAACTGGCAGCAGCTGTGCCAGTCCTTTTGAGCTTGATGGACATCAGAATTCCCTCCGAACTACGGCGGGATGTACATTCAGTACAAACGCTGCCGCTGCCACGGCTGACTTGAACGTCAGGTGGTTTTTGAAAATGAGCCTGTGAACAAGGCCCACCACTTGAGCGCGTGTTACCGCGCTTGCGCTTCTATATTCTTCCATTTTTACCCTTTCATATTAGCTTTCGGCCAATTCCGTTTGCTAATTGGTTGCAACTTTAATTCACATCAATTAAAATGTCAACACACTTTTTGTTTTTTTTCACACTTGGAGTGAAACATGATTCCTGAACTAGATAAAATTCGTCAAATGCTTGTAGATCGCAACATCCAAGCCGTTGCAAAAGGCTCCGGAGTTCATGCAAACGCGCTATATCGGTTGATGTCAGGAGGCACCAGCCCGAAATATGAAACAGTTCAGCGCGTTCTGTCATATCTGACACGCCAACAAAATTAAATCGCTCTGTTCAAATCTCGATGCTGATTTTTACGGCTGACATCAGTTCTTTGAACCGCGTAGCAAACTCTTTCTCAACTTCATTGATTACATCGTCCCTCATATCTAATGATATAAAGCTGAGTTTTTCTGATTGTTTGATCAGCTTTTGCTCAATCGTTTCAAGTCTTAGTCTGAGTGCTGACATTTCCTGCTCGACAGCTTGATTTACAGCTTCTTTGATCGCTGCCTTGACTATTGTTGCCAACATTTCAGTTGTACCCATGTTTTTATCTCCCTTGGTTGATTGTTGTGGGGCCGGAGCCCCGAAAATTTTTAATCATCAATATCCGGTCGCGTCCTGATGAACTTATTGACTTCTCTGTCAACTTGCTCAGCTTCTTCAAAAGTTGGGTTGCCTATCTCCTCCACCGTGGCGGCATCGAGCGGGACGACGACGTCCTGGCCGTCGGCGCGGCGATACCGGATTTCGTCGGGAAGGTGTTCGCCGTAGATGGACGGCAGTTGCTTACGCAGTGAAGCGATGAGATTGGTGCTCATGGTGATTACTCCGAATCAAGGGAAAGGGTGAAAGACGGCTTGCCGGAATCCACGGTGCGGGCGGCGGCGAACTGCTGTTGCAGGGCCGGGGGCCAATTCGTGAAGCGGGATTCGGAGACGGACAACTTGATGTCGAGGTAGCCCTCGACCTTCTCTCCCGAAGCCACGACGCGCTCCGCGATTTCGGCCAGTTGCTTCTGATCCCAGCTGACCTTCTTGGGCAGCTCGAACTTGATGTGCAGCGGGCCATCGCTGATGTGGGCGGTGCCGAAGTCGCGGCCGGATTCACGCAGCGCGACGCGGGCCTGCTCGCCATAGCACTGATCCAGCGCCGCATCGAACTTGGTGCGTGCCTTCTTGAGCCAGTCGATGGCCGCGTCGAGGTTCTTGTCGATTTCCTGTTTCTGCGCGGGCGGCAGAGCAGCCAGTTGGCCGACGGACATCTCAGCAATGTCGGCGGGGAAGATGGTCAGATCGCTCATGGCCGTCCTCCTCACTGGTACGCCCGAGCGAAGGTCGAGTAGCGCGAGACGCGCCGCTCAAAGGCTTCGATTTCGGAGATCAGGTAGGTGACGCGCGCCCCGAGCTTGCAGAAGACGGGGCCGAGCTGTTCCTGCCGCCAGCGGCGCAGGGTTTTGACGGAGAGCCCCCAGCGGATGGCGAGCTCGTTTTCGTCGAGGGCGATGCGGGTGGCACCGTCCGGTAGGGGCCGGGAAAGTTTCCGGCCAGATTGAACAGAGGGGACTTGGTTTTGCATTTGGAGCACTCCTTTTGTTGAAGTGCTCCTACTTTCTTGCAGCGGGGCTTGCGATATTTCGCAGTGATCCCGCTGAAATCACGCAGGAATTACAGCGCCGCTTTCCTCACGCGATTTCTGGCCCACCAGAATTTCATATTTGATAAATGCCGGCCCGACTTCTGAAATAAACCTCGTTACTTCGTCACTGTCACGCTTACCGTCAACAGTGATGTAACTCCAGACAATGTCTGCTATGCTGATATTTTTTTCCATGCTTTTCCCCCTTTGTTAATAAATTCCAGTTGTTTTTGATCCGCTTCGCTCAGATCCCTTTGTTAGAAATACCTTTGCGATGTTTAGAAAGGGTTCATCTTTCTAAACATCTTTCTAATCAAGTCGAAAAGGTTTGGCGTATTTAAAATCCACCGATTCTTGGATCCGGTTTGAGTGTCCCAATCGACCTTTACTCCATCTGCATTCGATCCTGTCAAGTTTGCCCCTATAAGATTTGCCCCCCTCAGATCAGCCCCGCTCAAATTGGCCCTGGTCAAATTCGCTTCCCATATGTCTGCACCTAACAGAGTCGCTCCGGTCAGATTCGCCCAGATCAGATTTGCACCCAGCAGATATGCGTCTGACAGATACGCTCCGATCATATTTGCGCCGGCAAGATTTGCTTCGATGAGATTTACTTCGATAAGATACGCTCCGCTCAGCTTTGCACCTGTTAGATTTGCCCTTAGTAGATTCGCACCGCTCAGATTGGCACCCTCTAACTTAGCTCCCGCTAAATTTGTTCTGTCCAGATCAGCCCTTTTCAGATCAGCTCCTCTCAGACTTACTCCCGCTTCTACCGCTGCCTCGACAGTTTTCTTTATATTGTTTCCATCACATTCGTGAGAGAACAGGACATTGCCTGCACTGTTCAGAATTTCAATTTTTTTCATAATCTATCCCACTTGGGTTGCTTGTCATGGGGCCGGAGCCCCGAGTAGTTA